ATGAGCACGAAGCCCGCGATGTGCGACGTCTGCGGTACTGCGCATTGGTTGCGTGATCCGCATGTGTTCGCTGCAGCTGGCCCAGAACGTAACGTTACACCTGCGCCCCGTAACGTTACGCGCCTGATGCCTGATGCCCACGTGGTTGTGATCGCACGACTCAGGGAAGAGATCGCCGCGCTGACCGCCGAGCTCGATGGACTCAAGGCGAAGAATCGCGCGCGACAGAAAGCGTATCGATCGAAGAAGAGCAAGTGAACCTCGCAGCCGCGACTGACGAGGAACTCCTCGAACTGCTGCACGCGCTCGAGGACCACGCCGCAACGCTGAAGTACACGCACTACCTCGATCTGTATCCGGAGTCCGGTCCCCTGGGTTGGCGGGAGTACAAGAAGCACTTCGCGTTTTGGGAGATGGGCAAGACCGAGGCAGAGCGAGCTCTGATCAGTGCCAACCGTTGTGGCAAGACGATCGCCGGCGGCTACGAGACGATGGTGCATCTGACGGGCCTGTATCCGTCATGGTGGCCTGGGATCAGGATCGATACACCGATCAAGGGCTGGGCCGCAGGAGACACCGCAGACACCGTGCGCGACATCATTCAGCCGGTGCTGTTCGGCGATCGCGGTGACTGGGGCTCGGGACTGATACCCAAGCACCTCATTGTCGACATCCTGCCTCGACGGGGTGGTGGTGGTGGCATCGATACCGCGTGGATCCGCCGCGACGACCATCCGACCTTGCCGCCCTCAGTACTGCAGCTGAAGTCGTACGAACAGGGCCGCAAGACCTTTCAAGGGACGGCGATGCACCTGATATGGCTTGACGAGGAGCCCGACATGCAGATCTACTCCGAGTGTCAGATTAGAACGATGTCGACCGAAGAGGGGCGGAAGCCGGGCCAACTGATTTGTACGTTCACACCATTGCTCGGCATGTCCGATACGGTGCTGCACTTCTTACCTGGGGGGCGTATGCCTTGATCAGTGGGTGTGAGCTCGCCGGCAAGTCCACACCCGGATCCGAATGCACGACGACGTGCGAGCAGTGCGGCCACGTCGAGATGAAATGCAAACACGATGAGTCAACGGGCGCGAAGGCTGCCCCCATGGTGCCGGCGTGATGGAGAACAGCCAACGGTATTACCTGACGCTGATCAACGTGATGATGATCGTCCTGGGCCTTGGCGCAATCGTTTACATCCTGCTTTTCTTTGACGCCTCCAAATCGAATGAAGCGATGATCGCGCTGTTTGCGTCGGTCATCGGTGCGCTCGTGAATCAACACTCGAACTCCCAACAATGGTGGTTCGGGACGACCAAAGGCACTGCCGATACCACGGGTGTGCTGCGCGAGATCGCAAGCAATGCGTTGCCATCGCACCCACCGACTGATCCGCCGACTGGCACTGGAGGCTTAGAATGAACCTGTTCGTTCGCGTGCTAGGAATTCTGCTCGCGGTCGCGTTCGTGGTGCTGCTGTACTACGTGACCGTCTGGGTGTTGGGGCTGCTCGGCATCGTGATGCCCGACAAGATCATCACCATCATCTTTGTGATCATCGGCCTGATGGCGGCGATCGCGGCGCTCTCCGGTCGATTCGACAACTTCTGGAAAACGCCATGAAGCTGGCACTCATCCTGTTTCCGTTCCTGTTGTCGGGATGCGCCAACGGCGATTTTCAGAAACTGCTCGAGGACGTGAAGCAGAACTGCCACACCACCATCGACGCGCAGCTGGCGACAACGCTATCCGGCATCGGTGGCAGCGGTCACTTCCAACAAGAGTGTTGGCCGACGGGGACAGCACCAGCGATTCGTAACCCTGATGCTCCATGAGTGGGTGAAGAAAATAGCGGGACATTCCTTAGTGAGACCGTCTCATTGGGCGTGGTGCTCGGCATCCTTGGTAGCGTCATTGGCTTTGCGGGATTGGTGTTATGGGGATTTCTGACATATCGCATCGAGGCGCTCGAGTCGGGCAGGACCACGCCAATGGCAGTTGAATCAAGGATCCGTGTGACGCGCCTCGAAGATGATTTGAATAGGCTCAATGATCGGGTCGGCCGACTTGAGCAGAGAATCGACAACTTGGAGCGCAAAGGTGGCTGAAGTCAGTATACCGCTGCAGGTTCGAACGCTGCAGACGCAGCTGCGGTCGTTGCAGCGGGGTCATGGGGCACCGGTTAGTGGTGGTCCCATTGGCGGCGGTAATCCCGTGATCGGTGGTTTGAGTTCAGCGCCTGCGCCTGCGGGAACACCCATCATCGGCGCGATTGATTCAACTGCATGAGCATTCAAGGCTACATCGTTCCCCGTCGCGACACCGCCGCCAACTACACGGCCAACAATCCCGTGCTGGTGGCGGGTGAACTCGCGACCGAATCCGATACCGGCAAGATCAAACTCGGTGATGGATCGACAGCGTGGACGGGATTGGGCTACTACACGACCGGCGGCGGCGTTTCGGACGGCGACAAAGGCGACATCGTTGTCTCTGGGGCTGGGACGGTCTTCAGCATCGACACGGGCGTTGCGACCACGGCGGGTCGAGCGGTCATGGCGGGTGCCAACGCCGCGGCGCAACGGACATCCCTGGGCCTCGTGATCGGCACTGACGTCCAGGCGCACACCGCGGTCCTCGACGCCAATGATGCCAGCTTTACTGCGGCGAAGGATTCGAAGTTGGCCGGCATCGCGGCCGGCGCTGAAGTCAATGTGAATGCGGACTGGACCTCAGGTGCTGGGGATTCGCAGATCCTCAACAAACCGACTTTGGGCACGGCCGCCGCGCAGAACACCACCGACTTCGAAGCGGCGGGCGCGATCGCGACCCATGCCGCCATTACCACGACACACGGTATCAGCGCGTTTGGTGCAACCCTGGTCGATGATGCGGCGGCCGTGAATGCGCGCGCGACGTTGGGTCTGGTCATCGGCACCGATGTGCAGGCGCATACGTCGGTGCTTGACGGCACGACCGCGAGTTACACCACGGCGCTCGATACGAAGTTGGGCGGGATTGCCACCGGTGCGGAAGTGAACGTCAACGCCGACTGGAACTCGGTCGCGGGCGATTCGCAGATATTGAACAAGCCAACACTGGGCACGGCGGCTGCGCAGAATACAACGGCTTTTGAGGCAGCCGGCGGCATTGCCACACATGCGGCATTGACCAGCGGCGTCCACGGCCTAGGTACGTTGTCGCAGGTCACACCGACGGGCACACCGGACGGGACGAACTATCTACGCGACGATAATCGGTGGGCAATTCCGGCGCCGTTGACCGTACAGGATTTTGGCGATCCGTTTGTGTTACCCGATACCAGCGCGCTCACGATTCCGTTGAGATTCGCGGTATCCGATGCCAATCGATTGACGGCCAAAGCAGGCGCGCGCCTCAGTGTGCTCGGCACCAATCCGGTGCTACTCGGCTACTACGCCTTGGGTTCCTGTCAGATCGACGCCGATGCGTACGCGCTGCAGTACAAGCGTGCTAGTCTGCTGGGCAGTGCGCGGGCAACCGTGATTGGGACAGGTGAATTGTTCGTGTTTGATCTTGCGCCGGTCGGCCGACTGGTGCTCGCCGGGAGAGGGGGATAGATGGCCGATATTCTGATCGACAACCAAGTGGCACCCGCCACACCGGCGGCGGGTAAATCCGTCATCTGGATCGACTCCACCGCAAAGAAATTGGTGCAGACGGACGATGGCGGTATCCACCGCGGCGGGACGCTGTCGAAGAACTACGGGGTGGGCCAGTTGACCGGCTTTGCCGCTGACACTTACCTCACCGGCTCGAGCATCCTGATTCCCGCGTATGGAATGCAGGTCGGGCAGTTGTATCAGTGGCTGGTCGGCATCGAGAAAACGGCTGCGGGTGTGGCGCTCGTTGCGACCACCGTCAGGATCGGCTCGGCGCAATCAACGGCCGATACCTCGCGCGCGGCGCTGGCGCAGACTGTGGCTCAAGCGGCGACGGCGTCGGTCAACACCATGCTCGTCAGTGCGCTCGTGCGAACCGTCAGCGCCTCGGGCGTGATCGTTGCGCACATGGGATTCACCGGCACGCAGATGGGTGACGGCGACAGAATCGTCTCAGCCACCTTCGACAACACCGCGCTGGCGGGTCAGTACATTGGACTGTCGTTGAACGGCGGTGCCTCGGCGGCGTATACGATCGATTCCGTGGTGGGTTGGCTGGTGCAATAGTGGTCGGGGTGATCAACGCAGGATGGGATGATGCCCCACATCTGAGTGAGGACGAGAAACAGCGGCTGATCAAGACGATTCCGCCGTATCAGATCAAAGCCAGAACCCAAGGCATTCCGATGCTGGGGTCCGGTGCGATCTATCCGATTGACGAGGATGAGATCAAGGTCGATGGTTTCGAAATCCCCAACATGTTCACTCGCGGCTATGGGCTCGATGTCGGTTGGAACGCAACTGCTGCTGTCTGGTGCGCGCGCGACATGGGCACGGACACCGTGTATGTGTACGATGTGTACAAGCGGGGCCAAGCCGAGCCTGCCGTTCACATCAGTGCGATTCAACAGCGCGGCGAATGGCCCGGCTACATTGACCCCTCAGCGGCCGGCGCCGGCAAGATCAAGGACGGCGAAGCGATCCTCGATATCTACGAGAAATACCTGCGAGTCGAGCCCGCTGACAACACCGTTGAGGCGGGGATCTTCGATGTGTACGAACGACTGACGACGGGACGGCTCAAGGTGTTCCGCCATCTGGCGGCTTTCTTCGAAGAGTTCCGGTTGTACAGGCGAGATGAGAAGGGCAAAGTAGTGAAGGTCAACGATCACATCATGGATGCAATGCGGTATTGCGTACGCGGCATCAATGGCTGGATACCGAACGTACAGAATCAGGTGACGCGCTATCGGGGGAGTCTATGAACGGCAAACTGAATTACCACATGGCGCAGGACATCATCCCGCCGCCGTCGTCCGGCAAGGTCTATCTGTATCGGTCGATGTCGCCGAACAAGGGTTACGTGAACAACTCGACCGTCGAGCGGTTCATGACGGGGCTGACGATGGAAATTCCCGATGGCGTGACAGTAGAGCTGTCCCCGGTGTACGAACTCGAGGAGCGCGGACTGTACCTGCGCAAGCAAATCTTCATCGGTCCCAAGACGGTCGAGAACCTGATCGTGTCGATCCACAACCTCGGCAATTCAACGGTGAAGATTGACGACATGGCGGCGCTCGCGCACATCGACTCGTACAAGACACGCGCGCAAGTGCCGTGGAATGAGTGGCAGGAAGAGAAACAGACCGCTGCCGCCTGATGCTCACCTACGACGCGACCCGGCTGAAGAAGCTCTACGACCATCGCTGGGGATTGCTCGGCAATTGGCGCCTCAGATGGAACGACATCGCCTACTACATCATGCCGTCGCAGCGGTCGGGGTTCACGACACACCTGACGCCGGGCACGGATGTTTCATCGAAGATCTACGATTCGACCGCAATGGAAGCCAACGACCGGCTGTCCAACCGTTTGCATGAGGCGCTGACCAATCCCTCGTCGGTGTGGTTTGGGCTGAAGTTTCGGGATGAAGACATCGAAGACGTCGACGCCAACCGGGAATGGCTCGATGACTGCCAGGACAAACTAAGGCAAGCGATCAGAGAATCCAACTTCGACATGATCATGGGCCAGTTCTATCTGGATCTCGGCGCGTTCGGTTCGGCCGGTACGGAGGTGGACGAGAAGGAAGCCGAGTACGACTCCGACAGTGAGACCGATGACTTTCGGGGATTCATGTTCCGTTCGTTACATCTGGGCTCGTTGGGATTGGCGGAATCTTCGAAAGGCCTGATCGATCAGGTATTCGAGAAGTTCGACCTGACGGCGGAACAATGGCTGACGCGGTTCGGCGACAAGTGCCCGGAGAAGATCCGCGATGCCTACCAGAACGATCCCGATAAGGTGTTCGCGGCGCTGAAGTGTCGCTTCAAGCGCACCTTGCCAAAAGTCGACGGTAAATCGACGCGCCCGGAAGGACCGTTAGTGCCGCTCGAGCGGCCCTGGGCAGAGGTGTGGGTATCGGTGGAATCGACGGAAATCGTCGAGGATGGCGGCACGTACGAACAGGCGTCCTTCATTGGCCGCTGGCGGAAGAAGTCTGACGACATCATGGGTTATGGGCCGGGCGAAAGAGCGTTGCCCACCGTCCGTTCCGTGAACGAAGCCGAACGGCTGGAACTGGCCGCATGGGCGAAACAGATCGACCCACCGATCAAGACCAAACAGAACAACATCGTTGGGGATGCGAACCTTGCCTCGGGTGGTGTGACAGTCGTTCGCAACCTCGAGGAGTCAAAACCTTGGGAGTTTGCGCCGGATCTGAATCACCACATGACGGAACTCGAAGACAAACGCTTCCAGATCCGCGACATCTTCAAATACCACGCACTCGAGTTGCCCGCGCGCGAACAGGTCGGACAGATGACCGCCTATGAAATCGCTAAACGCTCTGAGGCGGTGTATCGCTCGCTCGGCCCTGTGGTCGTGCAATTGAAACCCGATGTGCTGGATCCGATGTTGCAGCGGTGTTTCAACATCATGTACCGCAAGAAAGCGTTTCTGCCGATGCCAGAGGGGCTGCAGGAGCAGGCGCTCGACGTCGAGTACGTGGGTCCGATGGCGCAAGCGGCGAAGCAAGTGGAGACCGATGCGATCGACCGCTTCATGGGCGATGCGCTGGCGTTGAAGAATTCCGGCATCGAAGAGGCGATGGACATCATCGATCTGGACAAAGCGCAGCGGTACAAAGCCAATCTCTTGGGTGTGCCGGCCAAAGTGTTACGTTCGAATGACGAAGTCGAGGCGGTACGGAAAACGCGCAACGATGCGAAACAGCAGGCAATGGATGAACAGTCGGCGCTGATGGGATCGGAGGCGGCGAAGAACATCGGCCAGGCGGGCAATGATGCGCAGATGAAGGGGGCGGTCACCCGGATGGTGCCGCAAGCCGCATGAGCCCAGACGAACAAGAGTTCGAAGTGATCGCCGGGCGGCTGTTGGGGTCGCCCGATGGCAAGTGGGTGCTGAACGAACTCGAGCGGCGGTTTGCCAAGACGCTGTTCAGTACCGATCCGTTGACGATGGCATACAACGTCGGTCAATTCGAGATGATCGACTACATGAGGAGTTTCATCAGTGAAAATTGACGGTCTGTCCGATGAACTGAACGAATCGACGTTAGTCAAGGAAGCGCCGGATCTGGCGGCGATCGTGAAAAGCGCGCTGATGTATCAGTCGCAGGTCGGCAATTCCATTCGCATTCCTGGGGAAGGCGCGAGTGATGCCGACAAGACCGCGTTCAAGGCGAAGTTGCAGCAGGTCGGCATGGTGCCACGTGAAACCTTCCATGAGTTTGTGCGCCCGGAAAAGCCGGAAGCGTACGAACTGAAAGCACCGCCCGCAGGAGCAGAGACTGTCGTCACGCAGGACGAGGTGAACGGTTGGAAGAAGTGGGCGCACGAACAGGGCTTGGCGCCGAATCAATTCGAATCCTTCGCCAAGGGTCAGATCGAAGCGCGGTTGGCGTCGAAGGCCGCCGAGCAGGAACGGTTCGGCAAGGTCGATTCGATCGTCAAGGCCAAGTATGGCGACGCGGGGTTGGCCTCGGCCAAGGACCGCGCGCTCGCCGCGGCGAAGAAGTTTGGCGGCCAGGCATTGGTCGACCAGCTGGCCGCCAATCCCAGTGCGGAAACCATCATTGCATTGGCGGAAGTCGGTAAACTGTTTCAGGAGCGTGGTATGGGTGATCTGACGCCGGCGCTCAAGTTCATCGAAACCCCGGAGGAAGCGTCGATCAAGATCAGCGAGATCCGCAGGAACCCGGATCATGCGTTCAACAAGCCGACGTCGGAACTCGGGATGGGCGAGGTCGGACGCAAGACGAAGAACGCGGCGCTCGAGGAGATGATGCGGCTGCGACGTATCGCCGAAGGGAAAGCGCCATTGGCCCCGGGTAAAGACTTTCTATTTGAGGAGGCGTCATGAGTACTGGGGTTGCGAACGTCAATTACACGAAGATCGAGAAATGGTCCGGGGATAGCTACTTCACCGCGCACGGTGCGGTGGGCACCCCGGCGGCGCCCGTGGTCGACATGATCGAGGAGTGGGTGAACCAGAACGCCGTCCCGATCTATACCTCCTCACAAGTGCCGATTGGTGTGGTGGTGCCGACCGACTGGACGTACAACCTCGCGTTGCGGCAAGTCGAGATCGCCGCCGCCGCGCCCGCCGCCGCGCGCGATGTCGTGTTCACGCTGTATCCACCCGGACTTCAAGCACAGCCCAGTCCCGCGACGTTCTTAGGCGTTGCCGCAGAAAAGCTGGTGCTGCGGATCCAAGGCAACTTGAGCGTGGGTTCATTGACGGTACTGCTCGGCGCGACGTCGATCCAGACCTTCACGGCGGCGCAGTGGCTTGCTGCACTGGGTAACGATGGTTTCGTCACGATCGCGATCGCCTCGGTAACCGGCGCGCCCGTTTCGCTGACGATCCGCTCGCCGATCACGGCGGCGTGTACCGCGCAGATCCGTTCTGTCGCGATCCGGCGCTATTCGATGCGCAATGCGGACTTCTACGCCGCCAACACCGGGTTATGTACCTAGAGATTGGCCGCATCTCACCCGATGGGATTCTCGCCGAACTCGCGTACACAGAAGGGCAGCGGTGGAACCACGTGATTGGGGTGCTCGGCGCCGCTGACGATGATTTCTGGGTGCAGATCCACAACAAGGTGGCCTACATCAAGATCAAACCGGGCGGGAAGATCCACCTACATACCGATCAGCCACCGCACCACCATAAGACGCACACGGTGCTGGCGACCAATGACGGCTGCATCTCGCGGGCTGGTGGGGTTGATTACCACTGCGCGTTAGGCGCAATCTACGAGGTAGACGCCTCGATTGCCCACGAATCATTCAATCACGGCGAGACAGATCGGATACATCGCGTGGAGACGCTCTGATGCCCAGCAAGACCCCTCGACAACACCGTGCGATGGAGGCGGCAGCCCACGGCAAAAGTACGTTGGGCATCCCGAAAAAGGTCGGCAAGGAATACGTCAAAGCTGACAAACGGAAAAAGAAATGATCAAGCCAAAATTGCTACTGCAGCCTGCGATTGGGCAGAAGGACGAACCGGAGCATTACCGTGACGCAGAACCCAAGGTCACCTACGTCGGTCCCGATTGGGCAAAGACGCCCGAAGAAGCGGAACGCATCCGTGCCCTTGATGCAGCAAAAACGTCGTAACCGCAGTTATTCGAAACGAGGCTACCTTCCATGATCGAGAAAATGCTGGCGCGGTTCGGCACGTGCGATTCCAACCGCACGACACCGTCGCAGAATTTGAATACGTGGACACAAGCGCAAGCCGTGTCCGCACCACCCACCAATATCGGCGCGTTGAATCCGCCGTAAGCGTGGGGTAGAGTTTCGCTCGCGGAGTGCCGCAAGGTCCGCAAGGCAATCGGGATAGACCGATCGCTGGCCGCGTAGGCAAGGCAACGTCCGGTTTCCGGGGCGCGTTCCGAAAGGTTTCGACAAACTTTAGGAGCGCGCCAAAATCGCCAACACAATCTCAAACGCATTCGTCTCGGAGTTCAAGGCGAATGTGTATCAACTTTCCCAACAGCGCGGTTCACGCATCGGCGACAAGGTGCGGGTTGAATCGCTGGTCGGTAACACCTACAACTTCGAACGCTTGGCGAAGGTTGCGGCACAGACGAAAGTCTCCCGCCATGCCGATACCCCGGTGCTCGATGCGCCGCACTCACGTCGCGCCGTCTCCCCAACCGATAAGGAATGGGGCGATCTGGTCGACCGTGAAGACAAACTTCGCTTGCTGATCAGCCCGGAATCCGAATACGCGATCGCCGGTGCGATGGCACTGGGCCGTGCCAAAGATGACCTGATCATCGCGGCTGCGCTCGGTAACGCAACGGACGGTGCGGGTGCTTCGGTGGCACTGCCGGCGGGGCAGAAGAACGCACTGGCCGCGTCGATGACACTGGTGCATCTCTTGAACGCCCAGCAGATCCTCAACGCCTCGGACGTCTACGACGAAGACCGGACGCTGGTGTACGGATCGAAGCAACTCAGGGACGTCCTGCAGCTGGCCGCCGTCACGTCGGCCGACTACAACGTACAGCGGTCGCTGGCCTCGGGTCAGGTCACCAGTTTCCTGGCACTCAACTGGGTGCGTTCGGAACGGTTGACGCTGACGCTCACGACCCGTTCCTGTTTCATGTTCCAGAAGATGGCGATGGGCCTTGCCATCAACGAGGACATGTACTCGTTCATCCTGCAACGTCCCGACAAGTCGGGTGCCTGGCAGGTGTACTGCCGGATGACGATGGGCGCGACGCGCATCGAGGATGAGGGTGTGGTTCAGATGGACACCACGGAAACCTAAGCCTCCATCCCAGGAGGTTTGTTCCGTGATTTTGAGGCCTATGGCTGCCGCTATGGGCCTTTTTTTTGGAGGGGTGAATGGCGCAAGTTGTGAACGGTGAGGTGGTACAAACCATCTCGACTACACTCTGTCAGTACTGCGGGGGAATCACGCTGATCCCGGGATTCAACACCTGCGAGCGGTGCATGATTGAGGAGGTCCACTTCATTCCGATCAGCCAGATCGCCGACGTGATCGTGACGATGGATCAGCGGTCCATCTCGCAAGCCGATCGGGCCGAGTACTTCAAAAAGTATCACGTGACCCAACAACAGATTTCGGCCGCAGAGGAAGAGGTTGAGATCCGCTACAAGGCGCTGAACAAAAAACGTAACCGCTCGAGGCGCTGGTAATGGATGAGATCGGGATCTGCAACCATGCTTTGATGCTCTTGGCTGAAAAGACGATCCAGTCGCTGGATGAAGACACCAACGAAGCCCGCGCCTGTAACGTCTTCTACCAACTGACGCGCGATGCGTGCCTGCGAGAAATCAAACCGAACTTTGCAATCGCCCGGACGGCCCAGTTGGGCGCCTCGACCGCGCCTCCGTTTGGTTATGCCAACGCTTTTGATCTGCCGCAGGACTGTACCTTGGTGCTCGGAGTATTCCAGGCCGGTCAGTCGCTGACGGATCGGGATGGCTGGGTCCGCGAAGGTCAGCAGATTCTGTGCAATTACTCTGACGGCGTGCAGATCCGCTACATCCGGACACTGCCGAATATCGAAGCGGTCATGGATGCCTCGTTCGTACAAGCGTTCTCGGCGTTCTTGGCGGCACAACTGACCTATACCTTGACGAGCTCATCAGGGAAGCTGACCTCGATGGTGCAGTTGTATGAACTCAGAAAATCCGAGTGTGAGAATCAGTACGGGCAAGAATCCAGCACGCGGATGGTGACCAATACCCAACTGACCGCGTATCGATAATGCCGGCGCGCTTCCATGCGTTGATCACGAATTTCATATTCGGTGAAACCTCTCCCCGGGTCGGCTCCCGGGTGGCTGGGGATCAGTTGTTCGGCATGAACGCCGCCGACGTCTACCGTTCCGGTTGTCGGGAACTGACTAACATGATTGTGCTGCCGCAAGGCGGGGCCTACAAACGTGAAGGCTTCAAGTTCGGCCGCGACGTCACGGACGATATTCCGAATGCCCCCACCGATGGCCTGAGCTATCGGACGTTTGCCCTGCGGGGTGAGTCAGCCGACATCGTGCTGCTCATGGTGCCGGGGGAAGCCTGGGTGTATGCACTGCCGACCTTCCAGGTGATTGGTCACGACGTCAGTCCCTACACCTTGAGCGACCTGAAAAGTCTGGGCGTTGCCCAGTACAACGATACCGTCATTATCTATTCGCCCGCGCATCGGCCGCGCAAGATCACGTTCAAGACGCCGGTGGCGCTGACCGATCCCGGGGTCAATTTCATCGCGCCGCTCTACACCTACGAGGATGACGCCTCGCCCATCTCTCAGACCTCGACGTGGACACTGAAGATCACCTATTCCGCAGCCGGTGTCGTCGGTAATGCCTATTTCCAAGTCTCGGGTATTTACGCCGTCTCCTCGAAGGGGCAGTTGGTGCTCAGTTCGTTCTATCAAGCCGATGGCGGGTCTACCACGGTCGGGATCGCGGAGGTGCTGAACAAGTACATCAGCGCCGTGGTGCCGGGCAGTGCGGTAGTGGACATTGCGAGCACGGTCGGGTTTGTCACGACCTACAACATATCGTTCAAGTACTACAGCAGCAAAGGCGACGGGACCGGAATTCTGGGATTCTTCTCGTTGGGCGGCTCGGTCGTCAGCCCCGAGATCACGAACTACGAATTCAAGAAAACCAACAACGCACAAGGCGATTCCGAACCGCTGTGGTCGGGACCATTTCTGATGCTGCACGGTGGGATTTACTACGAATGTATCGCAACGAACATCGGTGCGTCGACCAACGAGCCCGGTGTGGGGGCGAATACGGCGACCTATTGGATCGCGCGCGGCGCAACGATTCCGTTAGACAAAGACTATGACATTGCGGTCGCGGCCTGGGCAATTGACGATTCCTATTCGCCTCGAGGGCGAGGTTGGCCAGGGGAGATGGCATTCCACGAACAACGCCTCGTCGGCAGTGGCCCACCGGATGCGCCCTCCGTCATCGCCGCGGCGATGATCGTGGGGTCTGCCCGAAGTCTGGATTTCACACTCGGGGTCAATGACGACGACGGGATTCTGTTTCGTCTCGCGAGCGCCGACAACTCGATCATCCGCTGGATCTTCTCGGCGCAGATCCTGTTCATTGGCACCAGTGCCGGGGTGTATGCACAGTTCGCCCGACCGTGGACCCCGACCAATGTCTCGTTCATCCGCATCAACGGTTACAACTGTTCGAAGGAGATCCATGCCACCGAAGTCGACGGCGATGTGTTCTTCCCGACGATCGATGATCGGCAGATCCGCCAAGTGCAATTCTCCAACGATTTGCAAACCTGGCAATCGTGGGATCTGACGTCGTTCGCCGAACACCTCTTCACGATGAAGAATCGCCTGAAACGACTGGCGAGTTTCCAGAGTACAGAGACGTATTTGTGGGCCGTGCGAACGGATGGGGCACTCATGGGCATGAGTTATGCGCCGAGTCAAACGGCCTACCATGCGCTGGCCTGGCACAAACATTCGCTCAGCGACCCGGTGATCGACATCCTGACGGGGTATGACGGCAATGGGATGTCGCTGATTACGTTGGTCAATCGCTACACCTACAACCCCGCGATCGGCGCCTTCGAAAACCATCCCTGTTTCGAAATCATGGAAGGCACCAGCCAGAACCTGTTCGATGCCACTCCGACGTTCTTTGCCGACCAGATCAATCTTGATGAGCCGCTGGCGTGGACGGTGACGCCTTACGCCGGTAAGGACTGGTCGGTGCATCTGGACTCGTTCGTGCAACAGACAGGAACGGGGGATACTCAACTGACGATGCCGGCGCGGTTTGCCGGACGGGTCGTGCAAGTGGTCGAGGATGGCGTGTACCTGGGTCAGTTCATTCCCGATTACGCGGGCCGGATCAATGTGGAGACGGTGCTCGGTTCCACCGTCTCAATTGGTTTTGGTTACGTCGCGCGCATCGAACCCAACCGCCTGGAATCCCAACAGCAGATGACGAGTCAGTCGCAGAAGATCCGTTGGGTGTTGCCGGTCATGCGGCTACTCACCTCGGCGATGCCCAAGTTGAACGGCGTCCGGCCGAATGAAAAAACGCAGGATGATTTCTATGACGCGGCGACCGGCCTATTCTCGGGGGATGTGAAGATCGCGAATTTCGGCAGTGACGGGAAAATTGTCATCGAACAAGACTTGCCGCTGCCGCTGCACCTGACCGGGATCTTCGGCCTGATGACGACGGAGGAGGGGTAATGTCGTGGGTGCCAGCGGTCATTGAAGGAGTCGCGGCCATTGGTCAAGGAGTGGCCGGCAAATCCGCCGCGCAAAAGGCCAACAACGCCAGCCGTTCCCAGTCGCGCGCGATCAAGTTCAGTTGGCAGGAAGATTTCCGCACGATGCGCCAGCAGGAGTTGACCACACTGGGGCAACAGTCATCGCGCTATGCCGCCTCCGGGGTTGATGTCGGCGTCGGCTCTGCCGCCACCGTCATGCAGGAAACCAAGGATCAATTTCATCGCGCCGTTGCGGCCGACGCCTACCTGACCCAACAACGTCTGAAAGGGGCGAGTCTGGAAAACAAAGCCGTTCAATACCAGCAGGTCGGCAACTACTTTTCCAACGCAGCAGAACTGGCCGGGAGCATCTACAGCGGCGGTAAAGCGGCCGGTTGGTGGGGTCAGTAGTGGAGATACCGCGCGGGTTTACGGGTGAAACGGACAAAATTCTGGCGGAGGCAGCCAATGCGGCGCCGACCCCGGGACAAGCGGCGGCGCCCTACGTCGCCCTGCAGCATGGCCTCGAGAATACCAGTTCTGAACTCGCGCGCTTTGCGGAGGCTGCGGTCGCCGATCAACAACTGCAGGATCGCGTCGTCGGTCAACAAACCGCCGGCGCCATGGCGCAAACCGCCAAAAGTATTTCGACCGACATCTACGAACAGCGCCAGATCAAACAACCCGATGGCACGCTGCGCGATGCTTCCGATCTGCTCGATCCACAACATCCCGAGCAGGGCACATTCGGCGAGAAGGCGTTTCGCGACCAAATGAAACCCATCGAGGAAGCCACCTACGCGAAACTGCCCTCTCATCAACGTCAGATCGCCCAGTACATGAGCACCTCCGTCATCAATCAGCACGCCGCACAATTGCAGGACGCGCTGATCCAACGCCGCGGTCAGGACAGAGCTTTTTCCGGGGTCGATGCGGTCGATGAGAACATCGCTGCAGGTGAGTTTGATCTCGCCAAGCGGACGAACCGGAGCAACGTGGAATCCGGAATGTATACCCGCGAGACTTTCAAGGCGGTTGACGAGCACATCAGCAAGGAGAGTCTGTACGGCAAGTTGATCGATTTTTCTGCGCAGTCGAATTCGGGAACGGCCCTGACACAATTCGTGGATCAGGTCAGAGCAATCGATGATCCGAACGTCACTGAGGAGATGAAGGCGAGTGTGATCTCGAGCATGATCTCGCTGCATGACAAATCAATCGAACAAGAAGACAAACTCAGGACCGATGCGCGCCACGAAACGGCCATCAGCGCGATCCGCGGCATCATCAGCGGGCAGATTCAAACCGACTCACAACTTGCCTCGATGAACCTGGATTCGGGACAGATAACGGCGGCGTCATCATTCTTGCATAGAGATGGCGAGGCGATCGACAACCGCACGCTTGTCTCCTCGATAGCGCTCGCGATCTCGCAGGCTCGGTCCAAATCGCCGATCGATCAGACGGCGGATTCCGTCAAGCTTGGCGATGACGCCGACATGGCGCTCGCCAAAGGAATGTTGTCTTCGAAGACCTACCTCGACATCAAGACGCAGTTGACGAAACTGAACGAGCCGATCTTCAACGATCCTTACTACAAAGAAGCAATTACGCGCGCGGCGGGATTTCTTGGGGCTGACGTGGCAACGATGGGGCAAGGCGCATCGACCGAAGACATCATGCGCGCCGTATTCAACAACCAACCCAAGGTGGCCGCGGCGCTTGCCGAGTTCAAGTTCAATCTCGACAACATCGCGCAGCATACGCCCACCGGAGAACGCGCCGGACTGCTGTCATGGACGCTCAACAACATCGGTCCCTACATGCAGACGACAGCCGGCAAAGCGGCGTCGCTGGGATCGACATTGCGCGTGAAATATCCCGACGTCTTCGACCTCGATGGACACCCCAAGACAGGCATCACGCGCAACGGCATCGAAGACAAGATCCTGACGGACAAGACGCTATCGAAGCCAGAGCAGGATGCGCTGCTCAATCAGTTGCCGGATTATCTCAGCTATCTTTCGCGTCTGCAGAATTTGAACCAGGCCCAACAACAGAACAAAGGGGTCGATGTCGGTGGCTGAAGATACCTCGCTGTCGGATTACGTGAGCGCGCGCAACTATGCGACATCTCCTGCCGGGGTGGCACGGTCGCGCTTCGACATGGAACAGAAAGCGCAAGCGGAAGATGCGCGCGATACCGCGGCGCGAGAAATCAAAGGTGACTATCCGGCCGGCCCCGGGATTGTGCAGTACAACTATCCGCAAGCCGCCAGCGATGGCAATCTGCCGGCGCCGGGGGCTGGGGTGGATCAGTTCGATCCGCGCTACGCGGTGGCACCGGATCCCAGAACGCTCGATGAGAAATCCTCTGATTATCACTTGCCTTCAACGCTGAACGAGCTTGGTGCAACGCCATTGAGCACGGCGGATCTGAGCCCCGATGAACTCGGCAACCTGCAACTGACGCGCATGATGTACAACGCAACCGCAAAGGCCGTCGAGGAAGGCGTCAACTTTGTGGGCTCGTTAGGCTCCGCAATGGTGGGTAAGGAGCCGATGCCGATTGAAGTCCCGAAGATGGGCGAACAAACACCGTATGGCCCGGTGCCGATTTCGCAGACGGAAGAGATCGGCACCTATCTATCGGCGTTGGCGATTGGCTCGGCTGGTGTCGGCAAGATTTCAAATGCGGCAAAGATCCCATCGGTCATTTCCGATGCCATCACCGGCATGGTGTTTCAAGATCCGACCAAAGGTGAGAAGACCATCTCGCCGTGGCTGCTCGACAAACTCCACATCAACAATGGGGATGTGCAGAAGGCGCTCGATTCCGGCAACTACGATGAACTGACCGGGCGCATCGTCAACGGCGGCGAATGGTCGGCACTGGGACTCGTGATTCCAAAGACGGCCCGCCTGGCCTGGCTCACGGCGAAAGGCGTGACGGATGGTTTGATTCGCCTCGCGAAGGGTGAACTGAAAGGCATGACGCCGGGCATGGGCGCGGCGGAGGCGGGGCACATCGGGCCGTTCCGCAACCAGCGCGAGTTCGGCGATTATCTGATGACGCAGCAGAAACCCATCGCGGAAACCCCCGAGAACATCCCGGTCATTGCGCAGACGATGCAGCGTGAAACCCTCGCTGCCATGGCGAAGGATGGCAACGCCGCGACGTGGTATCGCGACCGGGTGACGGGGGCCAAGCAGATCGCGGCGCTCGTCCATCCCGAGATTCTCGAGGATCCCTACAGTGCCACCGCATGGGAAGCGGCGGTTGCGTTCATGTCGAACGGCACGGCGGTGGCCGACAACGCGCGCTTCGCGGATCGCGCTTACACCGAATTCAAAGCGGCCGGTGGGATCTTCCCCGAAACGATCACCTATGCCGGGAAATCCTCACCGTCGATCTCCAATGCGTTCATCGGCTTCAACCGGTTGGTGAAAGATCTAGGCGAAGACGACGCGGTCAAGTTCCTCGAGACGCAGTTCACCGTGAAGGAATTGAACGGGCTGATTGCCAAGTACGGCGGCAAGATCTCGGGCGAATTGATGAGCACCCAAGTGTATGGCTCGGCCATGTTCGGGCCGAAGATCGGCAACGGTTTCTTTCAGAACCTGCACGGCAATTTCGATCAACTGACGATGGACCGTTGGTGGATGCGCATGTGGGGCCGGATCACCGGCACGCTGACGCCGAAGATCAGTCCCGAAACCGAAGCGATGCGCCTCGATAAATTCCGCGGTCTGTTGACGCCGGAATTGGCAAAGACAGCTGGCGTGCGTATCAAGGACGTCGGTGCGGCCAAACCCGAGTCACTCCGCCGCGCCGCGCGCGTCATCTTTGGCAACTACCGCAAAGGCGGATTTGTCGACCGCTCCGAACTCAATCGCGTCGCGAAAGGGTTGGTTGAACATGAGACAATGCTGCAGGACGCCCCGCTCAACGGCGCGCAGCGCGCGTACATGCGCCAGACCGCGACGCACGCGCTGACCGGCGTCAATGAGGCGCAGAGCGTGCAGATCGCATTGGCGGATTTACAGGCGCTACTGTGGTATCCCGAGAAAGATTTGTACGCAGCGCACGGGGTCGCGGATGCGAAAGCCGCACCGACCGATTACCAAACCGAGTTTGCAAAACTGGCTTTGATGAGGGGGATCGATGCAGACGCAATTGCAAGAGCCACAGGAACAGTATCGCCCTGAGTGGGATGCGGAAGACGAAGCCGCGCTCGCGGGCTATGGCAAACCCGTCGAGGAAGAATCAGCCGCCGAGGATAAAGCCGAAGGCGCCGAAGAGTAATGGCGATCTTCGATCAGCTGCTGCGCACCCTCATGCGAGGGGGCGAAGAGGCAGCGCCGGCCGCTGAGAAGATCGGCGCGGAGATGGCAGCACCGGCCGCCGGGCAGGTCGAGGCGCCTGTGGTGGCGGCCAATCCCAATGCGGTTGCGCCTACCTCTCCAGCAGTCGTTCCACCTGTCGCGCCGAAACTCCCGGCGATTGATGCGCTGCGCGCCGCGACGACGACACCGGTAGATACGTTGGCGCGGCAGACCTCGCCCGGTCCCGGCCCCAGAAACTTCAACCTGAATCAGTTCGATCCGGCGTCCTTCGAGACGCCCGAACAAGCGATGTCGATCATCCAGACGATGGCGAAAACGCACGTCGAGGCGAATCCCGCATTCAACGAACCTCGAACCTGGGAAACCGTCAAGCAGCGCGCGCAGAACTACAGCTACGAAGAATTGATGGGGACGCAGGTCAAAGGCCGGATCCTCTCCGATACCGAAACCTACGCCGGCGTGCAATTGTTGGGTGGACTGTCTGAGAAACTCGCCAAACAATCCTCGTACGTTGCCGATGCGCTCGAGTCCGGCACGCTGACCGATGCCGATAAGGTGGAGTTCCTGTCGACCGCGGCCCGGACGCAGGCGCTGCACAACGTGCTCTCCGGGTCCGTCAAGGAAGCCGCCCGCTCCACCGCGATCTTGCGGGCGACGAAAGCGGCGCGCATGGATACGCCCAGTGGGGTGGCGCAAGTGCAAGGCCTGCTGCAGCAGTTCGGCGGCGATGAGATGGTGGCCGGCATTGCGGATGCCATGAATCTCAACATCGGCAATCCCGCCAAGGCGCTGCAGCAAGCCGGCGAAGTGCAGAAACTCGCCGGTTGGGGGGATCTGATTCGGGAATACGCGATCAACAACATGATGTCGATTCCAACGCACATCAAAAACAACGTCGGCAACATCGGTGCGACGCTGAATGACGTGGGTCCGGAGGGGGTGCTCACCTCGCTATTTCAATCGGGTATTCGGCGCGCGCGCGGGATGACACCCTCCGAAGCCAACCAGAGCTATGCGCTCGAGTCGGTCGTGAAGATGCAGGGCGCGGCGAGCGCGGTCAGCGATGCATTGAAAGTCGGCCTGGCGCATATGATGGAAGATTCGGCGACGCTTGCGAACATCAGCAAATTGGGGACCGGTCGACCGCCGGCCATCACCGCCCCCAACGTGCAGCGGTTGATGCAATCGACGTTCGGCATCCAGATGGACAGTGGCTGGAAACTGGGCGCGATCAATTTTCTGGGCCGGGTGGCACGTCGGCACACCGTCATGCTCGGCGCGGAGGATGCGTTTTACACGACGCTGGGGGTCAGGGCCGAACAACTCGCCGCGGAGTATCGCAGTGGCCGGCAGGCGGGATTGTCCCACGATGACGCCTTGACGAATGCCTGGAACACCATCGAGAACTTCGACGCAACCCGCTTTGCCACCGCGCGCGACAAGGTGGCAGAGGTCACGTTCAACAACCCACTGCCCAATTCGAATCCTTTCAATCCGCCGGTCGGCCTGCAGGCGGGCAACGATCCTGTACGCGCATTGGGCGGAGCACTGCAAAGTGCGCTGCAGAATCATCCGTGGGCGAAGTTCTGGACGATGCCGTTTTTGAAGGTCGCAACCAACCTGTTGTCGTGGATCTACAAACGCACGCCGGGGGTTGGACTGATTCAAAGCGACACCGGGATTGCACTACAGGCACTCGCCAAGCCGATGCTCGATGACATGGCGCTGGCTGAACAAGGGTCGGAAGCCGGCGCGAAAGTCATCGCGCAACAATCGGTCGGCGCGGCCATCACGCTATGGGCGTGGAATCAGACCGGTCTGGGTCACCTCGTCGGCCAACTGGGATTTGATTCGCAAGCAACCAAGGATGCGCGTCGCGCGCATGTGCAGCCGAATGCCATCCCCGTTCACGATGACGCCGGGAACATGACCGGCTCGTACTCAACGCAAGGGTTTGATCCGTTTTCCGGCATGCTCAACGTCACCAGCACCGCGCGCGAAACCTACCTGTATGCCAAAACCGAGGACGACGCGCAGACGGCGCTCGCGGCGATCGCCTGGGGCTGGGGCAAGGCGGTCCTCGATCGTGGTTATTTGCAGGGCATCAGTCAATGGATCGATCTGATCGACGGCCCGTTGCCGGCGGGAACGAAGCTGATCAAGTTCGGCACGCAGATGGCATCGCCCCTGTTTCCCGGCTACGGAGATTTGCGGCGGCTGACGCAGACACCGGAGAGCGATGTCCGCCTGGGCAGTCGTTATCCGCTCCCCGTACGGGGCGGTGCCGAGAACGTCAAGATCGACATGAGCGATCCCTCGACGGTGGTCGATGCGATTCTCAAGGAAGTCCAAGCCCGTTCGCCCTACTTCAACAAAGACCTGTTGCCCAACGTCAACGGTTGGGGTCAGGACATCTTATCGTGGGGCAATTACATCGAACGCAACATCAGCCCGTCCGTGTTTGTACCGATGAACGCGAAAGATTCCGGGCCGCGAGACGATCTGTTGTGGCGCAATGGCATCAACCATCCGACGGTGGCACCGACGTTGACGTTTGGCATGGCAAAGGTTGATGTGCGGACGCTGACGGTGCCCGGCAAACCCGATGGCTGGGCGTGGTATGACTATCAGAAAACCGTGGGGGCCGCACGCAAGGACATTATCGATTCGATGGCAAAGGTGCTGCCGAAGGACAATGATGCGGCGACGAGTTCCCCCGGAACGAATCGTCAGCGTGTCGAGGAAGCATTAGCCAAAGGCCTCAAGGCCGGTCAGGCGATCTGGCTCGGCAAGGATGACGTACAGAAGGCGTTGGCGAGCGCCGGCATCAATCCCAGTACGTTCACCGGTTCAACGATGGCGCGACAATCACTGCCGGGGATGGAAAATGTTCGAATCAAATTCGGAGACTAGACCATGACAGTCGCAACTACCTCCGCCGCCGCCTCGTACATCGGCAACGGCACGAGCGCCTCGTTCTCGATTCCATTCGAAGCGGTCGACAACAATGCGATCAAGGTCTACCTGAACGATGTCCTGCAGACAGTCGGCTATCAGATCACTGGCAGCATTCTGGTTCCCGGTGCCTTTGTGGTGTTCTCGACCCCGCCGGCCGGCGGGGTCACGATCGACATCATCCGCTCGACCCCGCTGACCCAAAGTACGATCTACACGGCCTATGGTCCCTACAAGGCCAAGCAGGTCGAATCGGACTTTGATCGTGTGTTCATGATCGCGCAGGAGTTGCAGCACGAAATAGAGAACCCGCCGGCGATCGTGTTCCCGCCGGATCAGACGGCGGCCACCGTTCCGTTCGCTCCGACGGGGAGTGTGTTGTCGACCAATGTGCAAGCCGCCATTGCCGAAACTGATGCGGGCTGGCGCGCGGCGGACCTGCTCTTGGTGCCGAAATCCACCGGAATTTCCTCTGGGGACACCAACGCTTTCACCGTGTCGCAACCGACCCTGGCGCAAGACATCCTGTTGTCGCCGCGCACCAACGTCCCGTTGGGTCTGGTCAAACTCGACGCCACGGGAAAGATTCCCCCCGCCTTACAGCAAGCGTTGGGCGTGACGCTGAAAGGTACGTGGGGACCGCCGACCAACGGGGCGACGCCGCCCGGTTCCGGCACCCAAGGCGACATGTACATCTTCGATGCCAACGGCAACATGACGCTGCTGGAGTCAGTGAACACGACGCCGCATACCGTGCCCGTCGTAATCAACGATTACATGGTGTATTCATCGACCGGTGTTGCGGGTTGGTATTACGTCCACAACGCCCAACAGCAGAACATTGCCGCGGCTGCGGTGTCGTTCGCACCCGCCGGCACACTCGTTTCCTCGAACGTGCAATCGGCGATTCAGGAACTCGACAACAGCATCAGCGACCGGTTCCACGACCAAGGCGCCGAGATCTTCATCGAGCGGTTCAATGGACTCGCCAACGAGCCGGTGATCATCTCCTCGGCCAACGGTATTCGGTTGCTGCGCGGCAGTCGTGATCGCTTGTCCACGTCGACCAATGGCGTCGACCTGTGGGGCAACAACCCGAACTCCAATTCGACACAGCAGTTGCTGATCAACCTCTTGTCATCAGATGGCGTGCAACAAGCCTACCTGCAGATGGCGAATGATCTGCAGTTGGCCGCCGTCCGGCAAGGCGCGCCCGTATCGATTCTGGTGACGGGTTCGACCGGCGCGCAGATCGTCGTCACCGGCACGCCGGATGGCGAATCGTGGGTCCACTACGCGGGCAACCGGCGCCTGGGTGCCACCGTCAATGGCGCCACACTGGTGGGGCTGGATATCGCAGCGACCTTATCACCACACGCCTCACTGACGTTCCTGTCCGCCGATGCCGTGCAGTTGGCGCGGGTGGGATTTGTCGGCCCCCAAGACTTCTTCGTTGCGATCGATCGGGTCAATTCCAACTTCACGGTTCAACTGTCCAACGGCACATTCTTTCAACTGACGCCGACCACCGCGATATTCGGTGGCGGGACCGGTGTGAACCTATCGGCATCGGGACAAGTGACGGCCGGTGCCGCCGTTCCGACGGCTGCCAATCACCTCGCACGCAAGGATTACGTCGACTCGCGTCTGGCGGGATTCACGGCCGCTGATACGGTATTGACCGCCGCCTTTTCCGTGCCGCATGGATTGGGCGCAGTCCCGTCACAGATCGATGCGTATCTGGTCAACTTCGCAACGCAGTACGGACATACGCCGGGACAGTTCATTTCATTGCCGAGAGTCACAGCGGTGGGCGGTTCGTTCACCGGCTATCAGATCGGGGCGGATGCGACCAACATCTGGTTCGCCTCGAGTGGCACGGCGCCCTTCATCGCGCCGAAGCTCGGCGGAGCACCGGCGCAGATCACCGAATCGTTATGGCGCTGCCGCCTGTTCGCCCGCAAGTAATACTGATATTGTCCCACCCACCGACTAGGGGTCACGCATGAACGTCCTTACCGTCACCTTCCCGCCGCTGCCACCCAACGACGTCAACGGTCAGCCGCTCAATGCCACCGGTTGGAACATTTACGAATCGGACGTGCTGATCGGTCAGGCACTGCCGACCGATACCACCTTCGACTCCAACGAGATTACAGAAGCGCGTGATTACTCGGTCACAATTTCACTGGTGAATGCCGTGGGCGAAGGTGCCAAAAGCGATCCGGTTGTCGTCACATTGTCGGGTGCCGGCGTACCGCCGAAGCCCGACCAACCCGGAGTCACAGTCACGGTAAAGTGACCCCCTCGCCAACGGGGGGCATGACGGTTGAGGTCAAGGTCGACGTTGGCGTGGGTTTTGATTGCAAAACAGAGGTCGGTCATGTCTGAAAATGTTTTTTATATCCCTGCGGTCGCATCGGATTACACGCCCCCGCCGAACATCTTGGCCGTCGCCAAGCAAGAACTGACAGAAGAACAGTTCGAGCGGTTCTGTGTGTGCATCAGTCCGTTGATCGGCGCGGCGTACGTTCAATTCATCGAGGGGGAAAGGAATGTCACTCGGTTACGCGCCACAACTCAAAGCTAACCAACTCGACGCCATCACGACCCGGGCGGGTAATGCCGCCAAACTGCTGATTTATTCGGGTTCCCGTCCCGGTGCGGCGGGTGGTTCAATCGGCGCCTCGGTGCTGCTCGCGACCATCATCATGGGCACGCCGTTTGCGCCCGCGGCCGTACAAGGCACGGGCGGTCCCTTGCTGCCGACACTCCCAGCCGGGATCACGGTGGGTGTCTCAGGACTCGCCGCATGGGCACGCTTGACCCAATCGGACGGCACGACGTTTGTCACCGACATGTCGGTGTCGACCATTGCCGCGGCCACGGGTGATTTGCAGATCAGTGACACGAACCTGATCGCCACCGGCACGTTGACCCTGACGGCGGCCACGATCACCCACGGTAACTAGCCGTGATCGTCGGCACGCCGAACGGCGGGCTGGATGAGATCGGCGAGAGTGCGTACAAGAACCACGCACAGTATTCGCTGGTCGCTTATACGAATGCGCGGGATTCCCTGGGCCTGAGCACGCTCGTCATCAACTTGGTGCAACCCACCGTCGCCAACGGTTACGCACCGATCCTCTTGAATGGATCGTGGACATCGATCAGTGGCGACGTCACCTACCTGCACTCGATCGTCAATCCCAATACCGGCTTCCGGCGACCCTATTGGCAAGCTACCGGCGCGTGGTCGGCGGCAGTACGAGGGGTTGCGTTGATCTTTGGCGCGCGGGTGATTCATTTCGCCGACATCTATGTGACGGGTGTGCCCACAGATTTCGTGCCGGTGAACGGATCCTGGCTCGAAGTCGATCTACTGACGGTCGTTTAGATGTCGATCAAACTGCGCAGCCAAGCCCTCTCTCGAGCGGTCATTGCCGCCATGCAGGCCGCGCAGACGGCGGTCATGACCGCCACCAACGTCTTCAATACGGTGTTCGGCGGACAGATCGTTTCCAGTCAGTTGCCGCAGACGATGGCGGCCCAACTGCAAACCTCGATCGGACCCTTTCCGCTTGCCAATGTCCAGTTCACGCAAGGGGTGGCGGCCGATTTCGATCTGATGTCGCAGTTGCCGATTCCCGCCAACGAATCGTTCACGTCGCTCACCTTGTTCAGTGGCAGCCTCAACACCGGCACCACGGGGATTACCCTGGTCAGTAATCCGACCGAGGCACACCTGCACTACAACGGGATCGGCACGGGCAGTTTCTCGAACGTTGTCGTTTCACTACTGACGACCCTGACATCCGCCTTGGTGTCGGAATTCCAGGCGCGCATCACCAACCCGGGACTGGTCTGGTATCACAACTTCGAATCGGATGCTGAGGTCAAACAGTTCCAATGGACGGGGGGTTACGGCGGCGGCAATGATCCGACCGGGGCTGGCGATGTCGCGATCACGGGGTTCCCGAACGTGGTCAGAGTGCCTACCGGCGGGCTCGATGGCGGCGGCTATCTGCAGATCACCCATCCCGTGGGGGTCGCGCCGAACCGCGTCGAAATCGGCCAATGGTGGCGGCCCTTCTCACCGATGACGGGTGCCTCGAATGGCAAAGGTGTCGATGACGCAGCGGCCCAAGGTTCGCTGACGCCGCAGGTCTTTTCCCCGACCCAGCAAGGTAGCCAAACCAATACCTGGGCTTCCGGCAGCAAACCCGGTTGGTATGGACCGACTCCCGATTCCCGCTTCGATGGCACCGATTTCTGGTTGCAGGTCCGCGTCATGATGGATCCGCGCCGGACCACCATCGGCAACGGGAATTCTTTCGGCCCGACCAATGCGCCGGGGGGGAAACTCGTTTGGTTCAACGTCACCGCGAGCAGTAACCCCAATCAAGAACTTGTCACCTATCAGTGTTACACCCAACACAACCAACTGACGGGTCCGGGCCAGCCGAACTACCACATGATGTATTCCCGCAACGGCGGGTTCACGTTCGAGGGGATTGGCGGCGGTACCGCCATTCAGGTGGGTCATGACTGGACGGCACAAGTCTGCGATGCCTACAACGGGATCGTTGGGGGGTGCTGGAACTACGCGACCGACGGCACCTGGGATACCTTGCTCTACCACATCACGCCTGGAGTCGCCGGCAGCGCCAGCACGCACCTTGAGGTATGGGCCGCGCATGCTGGGCAGACGAGTTACGTCAAACTGTGGGATGTCATGTACGACGCCGCCTATAGCGTCGATGGCTCTGCCAACTATCTGCCCGGTTGGAATGCACTGCTTTTGACTGCCTACAACAACTGCTACATCGGCACGGGTGGCTTTGACACCGGCACCCAGTTCTGGACCCGCTACGCACAATTGCTCTTTTCCAAATCCTTCATCGCCTGTCCGGGCGCGCCGACGATCAACGTCAATGCCGCGAGCTCTCCCGGGGGAAATGGCACAGCCGCGGCGCCGTTTCAGACCATTCAGGCGGGCATCAATGCGGCGGTGGCGGGTCAGACGGTCTTGGTACAACCCGGCAGCTACCCAGAACTCGCCACCGTCAATAAAGCGATCACGCTGCGCGCGGCCGGGTCGGGTGGTGGCAACTTCCCGGTTACGATCCTGTGTCAGCAGACCCGCCAGAACGGAATTCTGATCACTGCCTCCGGTGTCGTGGTCGACGGCTTCAAGGTGACCTTCGCCGTCGGGGCTGGCATCTATGTGCTCGGCCCTGGTATCAGTGTGGTCGAGATCAAAAACTGCTGGGCGCGCGATACCGGATCCTCGGGGATCGCCGCGTGGGGGACCGCGTTCGGCACCGATCCGGCGGCTTCCAACTGGCGCGGGATCCAGAATCTGTTCATTCACCACAACATCATCGAGCGCGCCTGCAACACCTTCTGGGGGGCGGGCGGGTTCAACGAACACCTCACGATCGCCAATGGCGTCTACAACTTCCGCATCCACGACAACATCGTTGGGAATTCTCTCAACAGTTTCAGCGATTACGTCGGCGGGACGACCGGTGGAGAGGGAATCGACTGTAAGGAAGCCGTAGAGAACGGTTGGGTCTACAACAACATCATCTACAACATCCAACGCTCGGGCCTGTATCTCGAGGCAGGCCGCTCCAACATCAACAACGGCTACACGCTGCCGGGGTTCCTGAGAAATATCCACGCCTACGACAACATCATCTACGGGATCCAGGCGCACGGGATTTTCATGACGGCTGAGGCGCGCATTGCGGATTCGGCCACTGCCCCCAACGGCCGGAAGGGCGGACAGATCAACGATGTGTTCATCGATTACAACACCGTCTATGGCTGCCGCGATGCCGGCATCCTGATCTACGACTACAACCTACTGTCTAACGGTTTCACAACGGCGAACGTGCCGTTGGCAGACAACGTGCAAGTGATCAACAACATCACACACGGCAACAATACCGGCGGCAATGGCGCATACTCGGGACATGTGATCGACCATCATTGGATCACCAACCTGCTTGTGAAGAAACCTGTCACCACTGGCAACTTCGCAGGGATTCATACCATCAGCGGGACACCGACCATCGTCAGTCCAATCAACTTGGATCCACTGTTCGTCAACGCCGGGGCTGCAGACTTCCATCTGCAAGCGGGCAGTCCGGCAGACAACGCGGGCGGCGATGCACTGATCACCCCAACGACTGACTTCTACGGGACGACGCGCGTGGTGCCCACCGCGATCGGCGCGGTCGAGCGATGAGCGTTAGACTCTCCACACCGTTCTCCGGAGTGATCAACTCTCCGTCTGGAAGTGCGCTCGCGAACGCCGCCAACACGATGGTCCCCGGGGAATGGAAAGCTTTCCCCATGAACAACCTGCAGTATCTGACCTCGGATGCAACGGTTCCCGGTGTAGGGGGAAGCAACTTCCCCTACGGCAACTCATTCGCGTGGGACCCGATTCACAACCGCATCGTGTTTATCGGCACCGACCACGGACTACCGATCCCGACGAACTGCCCGTATTTCGTCTACACCGAATCCGACAACACCTGGAACTGGTTCCTGTCGGGGCTGATCAATAGCAGCAACGGTGTGTCCCATCCCCATGACGGCAACACCGTACGCCCCGATACGGGGGATCATTACTTCCGCGCGAACGGCGGTGGTACCGGGCCGGAAAATCTCTACCGACAAACCTTTGGTGGGGTATGGGCGCCCGTCACGCCAAGTCCGCTCATCTCGCAGCAGATCTTTGTTGCCAACGAATGGTGGCCGGGCAGCAATACCGGGTCCGTCGCTCTGGCAGGTAAAGGCGCGGCCGGCTGTCTGGTGATCTTTGAGATCAACTTGGGCAATGTCGCACTCTATGATCCGCTCGCAAACAGCTGGGAATTGATCACTGTTCCATCGACACAGCCGACGCAAGATGTCTACCACACACTGGCCGCCTACAGTAAGCAATTCAACTGCATCATTTATGGCGGCGGTAACAGTGCTACTGGGACATTGACGCAGAACTGGATCTGGCGCCTCGACCAGAATAAAACGGCGACGCGGCTTGTCCCAGATAGTCCCATTAGATTCGGTATTCAATGCGCCAATCTGGTCTGTGATCCGGTGAGTGGTGAATTCGTTTTCTGGGGTGGGCCGGGTGGGCAGCGCAGTTTGTACAAACTGAACCCCACGGGATCGGGCACGTTCACCGATCTGACGCTGGCGCGCCCGGTACCGGGCGCTGTCTCAACACCTTCCAGTGGACCACTCGGGCCTGATTCGGTCTGTAGCGTTGCCATTCCCGCCCACGGAGCGATGCTCAATGGGGTCATCGCGTACTTCAGCCAGAACACCCGTTCGAACGCCAACTGCTATCTCTACAGGCACGCATGACCACCCAAACCAGCACGCAGACGGACGGCACCCGGGTCGGTTATGACGACGGTTCCTGGCATGGCGGCAACGGCAATTTCTTTTTGTCGTCAGGCGCCAGCATTGGGGTCGCTACCTCCAACGCCATCAGCTTCGACATTGGTGTGGACGTTCCCGCGGGTTCCACCGTCACGGCGGCGTATTTCCGCCCGTACCTGACCGGCACCGGTACGGCTGTGGCAAAGATGCGGGTGGCGTGTGAAGCGGCCAACCCCACCGGCAACACGACCTGGGGTTCCGGGCATCGGCCGGTCGGCGCCAGTTTCGGTTCGGTATTGACCGCCGCCTCCGACTGGGGCGGCATTCCGCCGGCCTACAACTACGGCCCGTCGGATACGCAGAGCCTGGATATCCACACGATCATTCAGGCGCTCGTGAACACTTACAGCGGTTTGCAGGTCGGCGACATCGTCAACCTCGGCCTACAACACGACGGCAGCGGCTTTATCCAACTGGGTGATCCGAACAGTTCCGGCGGCCTTCAGTCACCGCAACTGATCATTACGTGGACGCCGCCCGCTGGCGGTGTCATTGCCCCGATTGGATCTATCATGACGGGCGGAATGCAGGAACTACTGGGAGGGATGCGGAGTTGAAACTACTTGTACTGAAAGGCAAGACGTCGAAATCGGTCGACATCTTCATTGGCGATTCCGCTGTCACGACCGGCGCCGGCAAGACGGGGTTGGTGTTTGGCGGGGTGACGGGGTACTACCATCGCCCGGGATCTGCGCCAGTATCGATCACGATGGCGACCCAGACCGTGACGGGTGTGTACGCCTCGGGGGGATTCGTTGAGCTCGACGCAACGAACTATCCCGGCATGTACCGCTTCGACATCCCGAACGCGGTGTTGGCAGCCGGTGTAGATGAATGTTCGATCATGATCAAAGGGACCGGCATCGTACCGGTGCCGATCGAGATTCAGCTAGTCAGCTTCGATCCAAACAACGCACAGAACCTGGCCCTCACCGGACTGCCGGCGGTCGACTCTGGCACGGCCGGTGGACTGATCTCTTCCGGCGTCGGCACAGGGCAACTCAACGTCGTGGCGGGCCGCGCGAGCGCCAACGTCACGCAGTGGGCCGGCACCACGACGGTGTTGGTGGGCAGTCTTCCCTCGGTCGATGGTACGACCTTCAGTGCAGCCGCTTACAACGCCGTGCGCGATGCGGTGCTGGCGGCGGTCATCGATGACTCGAGCATCGCCAGTGCGGCCGCGATCACGACCCAGGTGTCGCTGAAGGCAGCGTTGTCTCTGATCGTGGCCTTTGCCGCTGGCCGATCCTCGAACGGCGGCCAGACCTTCTCCACGATCGATAACGCGAAGGTCAGGATTGCCGGTACGGCGGCGGCTAACGTCAGAACGGCGATTGCCGCGACACCCAGTGGCTGATGAGCGCGCAGGTCTGGTATAGCGCCAGCTGGCTCAGTACCAACTGGGTTGAAGATGATTGGATGCCGGGGCCGATCCCGCCGGGGACTGCCCAGATCGTTGCCAATCAGGCGCCGCAGTTCGCCGGCATCGCGACCCGCTGGGTGCATCGGGATTGGCTTTCTCTCGATTGGGTGAACGGTGACTGGCTCGGTGGTGGCGCCTGGCAGATCGCCGTCGTCGGTGCGATCACCGGGATCACCTCGGACTGGATCATTCCCGCGCTTACCGTTTCACCGGTCTGGACGTTCAATCTCCAGCAGGGACTCGACTCGCGGATCGTCGGTGCACAAGCGCCACAAGTCACGCTGATCACGGCGCAGTTCTCGATCGCAATCGACCGACCGTCTCAGTTGATCGGCGCACAAGCCCCGCAGACGATGGTGGCAACCGCGGTGTTCACGCCGTCAGTGACGCTACGCTCAGGACTGATCGCCGCGCAGCAGGCCGCGCAAGTGGCTGCGATTGCCGCTACGCACAACTTCTCCGGTGGCATCGTCAACAAACGCTATGGACGCAAATGAGCGCATTTGATGACGCCGTTGCCGCACGCACCATCTGGGGCGAGGCTCGTGGGGAGGGGGCGCCCGGGATGCTGGCGGTTGCCTGGGTAATCAAGAATCGTGTATTGGATGGCCGCTGGGGCAAAACTGCCGCCGCCGTGTGTCTTGCGCCGTTGCAGTTCTCGTGCTGGAACCGTACCGACCCGAACCGTCAGAAACTGCTGGAAATCGATGAGACAGACCGTGACTTTGAATTCGCTGGAAGTTGGTGGGTCGCTGCAGATCTGAACGAGCGGGCCGATCCGACGAACGGTGCAACACACTATAAGGTCATTGGCACACCGGCAGCCTGGTCGCTCGGACAGGCACCGTGCGCGACGATCGGCAAGCACGCCTTCTACAAAAATATTCCCTAACGGAGCGGGATGCAGAACGCCCCCGACGAGAGCCCCTTCGTATCCAGCAACACCGCTTCCTGATATTCAGGAATTGCGTGGTCTGCTTCATACTCCCGACATTCCTGTTCAGTCGCAAACTGCACCCGTACCGTCGGTCGATCGCACTGCGTAAAACTCATGTTGGTACAGCCGACGAATAGCACGAAGATCCACGTCACTTCTCACCCCTATCTGTATCTTGGGATATAGCGGTGTCGCACATGTCGCGAAGATCGATCAACAGATCGCGCACCTTGTCGTGGTCCATGAGTTCGGGATTGAAATAGCCGCCGACCGACAAGTACTGCCTGATGCGCTCAGACAATGACTTCAGCCTTTCAGCCTCAGCACTCACTATGGGGTGTGTCATGTTCGTTTTCTGTCATCGTCGTGCATGAACAATCGGATACCGCCGCGTGCCTTGCGCAATGACATCAGCGATTGTTGAAGTTCAGCCGACCGACTGCTTCTTGCCTTTACCTCGTCATAGATCGACTCAACTCGGCTGATCAGTCGGTATAGATCGCAATCTGCCATGTCGGCATCGCGTTGCAATTTCGTTCGGCTCACTATGGGGTTAGACTGGGGCATATGGATCGCTCCAAATGTGTTCGCACGCCTCAAGCGGCGACTCATCCAACATCTCGATTACCCGCTCCGCGTCCACTTTGCGCGCGAATCGAATCGCTTCATCTACAGTCCCCCAACTCCACGACGCGTGCGGTCCGCGCCAATAGAATCCCGTTCCCCATCTCCCCGCGGGCATTTCAATCAGCCAGCCAATTTCGTCGCTCACTATGGGGTTAGGCATTAGGGGTGCTCCGGGATGCTTCGCCATTCGCGGCTCTGATGACGGTGGCAAGGGATTCGACGTTGTCGGTTTCGACTGTCAGGGCGATGGTATCGTTCGTGAAATTGCCGGCGTTATGCCAAGTGAATCCGGCGTCCTTGAGGCGACGCTCAAAGATTGGCAACTTCCAGGCATCAAGAACGATGCCGGCTTTCATTTCCCCTCCAAGGCGATAACAGGGCCGATGTATGGAATTGGGCCGTCCTCACCAGTGATGAAAACCTTGTGTGATCCGGCGATGCGCTTGGCAAATTCGGCGCGCGTCGTCTCGACGTTCTTCATGCCGCAGTCGAAGCAGATGCGCTCGCCGTTCGGGCCGTAGGGGCGCAATTCATCCTCCTTGTCACAAAGTTCGCAGCGGCTCATGGTGTTTTATCCAAGGCGATAATCGGCGTGTTCATAGCCCTCAACAACAACTTCAACTTGACGAATTCAAGCGCTCCGACGGCCTCGGCATGACTGATGTTCGGAAATTCTTCGATCAATGCATCCAGTCGATCGCAGAAGGTGTCGAATTGATTCGGTCCAATGTCAACCTTATGGATGTTGGTCATGGGTCACCTTTGATTCATCCGTAGATTTGCCGTACCAATTGTCCCGAAATGCAGTCGTTGCGTTCCAAGCCTCAAGGCAAGCCATCAAATATCTGGTCAACAAAAAGTCTGGCGTGTTTGACGCATTCTCCATCGACTCACTATTGATAAGCGCAGTCAGCTTTCCCTCAAAATCTTTGCTATTCATGTGTTTTATCCAAGGCGATAAGGGCGAGTAGAGCGCAATGTTCAAGCGTTTTACCGTGCTGCATGTTGACGCCGGATATCTCAAGCGAGAAATTCCCGCCCAAAGTTTTGTTGATAACCATCCACCCCGTTGTGTCGATCAGTTTGCGCAGCACAGCCACTAGACCCGAATCGGTGAGGCCGTCATCTTTGGCCGTTTGCGTGCCATTGCGATGATTTTTCCATGCGGACGTGTAGAGCTGTTTCTCCCACCCCATGATTTCGCAGGCTGCGTCGAGTAATGCTCTATCGGTCATTTGGGTAACTCCGGAAGTTTTATCCAGTAGCCACCCGATACGACGTAGCCATTCTGAATCGTCATCGCCGGATTTCCTCTCGGGTGCCACGAGATCGGCTGCCACGTCGTCGCTTCAGCCAGTTGCGCTCTGAGTGATGCGTTGTCGTCCTCCAATTTCCCGAAGTCAGCATCAGCCAACGCAGCATCTTGTTCCAACTCCGCTATCCGCTGTCTGAGTGATTCCACCAGGTCGTGATAAGTGTCGAGCCGATCTTGTTTCAACCTACTTGCAACGGCCGCGTCGGTTATCTCGGCTCTGAGTGATTCCACGATATCGGTGCGGGTGTATGAAACGTCAGTCTCGTAGATTTTGTCCGTACACCAACACACCTCATCGGCAACCGGATCTCCTTCTTCATCGAACCATTGCAACCAAATTTCTTCATGCGGCTGGCTCGGCATATCTGCGTTACTCATTGGTGTTCTCGATATAGGCGACCATAAAAGCCAAGCGCAAAAGACTGACCGCAAGCGACTCTATTGGCAGATCAATCGTTTCCCCCTCTGCCCAAGCGCCGCCATAGTCAAGATCAATACCACCATCAGCGTTGAACGAGGCCTTTGCCGGCAAGGGGAAGGGTAGCCGCATCCGGTCGTAGTCGGATATTTCAAAGCGCATAGAGTTGCGGTTGTGGGCATGTGAGATGGTCAAAGCGATCGGATGTCCCGCTGGCATATCTGCGTTACTCATGGCCCGCGCTCACTTCGTCGGCTGTCAATTTTGTGACGTAAACGCCAATGCTGGGGTCATTGATAACGCGGTTGCGAATGCTCGTGAACGGACCCCACGCCATCCGCTTCGCATTGAAGTCGCGCAGAGCGGCCTTGAGCGCCGCCAACACCTCGGGGTCGACGCGGTGCAGGCGCTTCAGTAGAAACCGGGCAAGGATGTTCATGTTGGCGCCTTTTCGTTAGCTTCGCGTTCGTCCTTCGTCATTTCCCACTGGACGTTTCTCGAGTAGGTCTTCATCTTCGATGACAGATATCGCGTGCCCTGGCTGAACAGATAGTCGATCTGCTGCGGCTTGAGTTCGCGCCAGATCTCCCACCACCCCAGTTTGTCATCGCGCTCCATCGCGTCGCGCAAGAGATCGGCGATCTCTTGTACCTTCGACGCCGGATCGCGATCGCCGGTCGATGCAACGTTCGCATCGTCATCGTCATCGGCTGCGGTGATGCCGCACATCGATTGCAGGCCGAAGCGGCGCGCGTAGGTCAATGCCGAACCCACTCCGTGCGCCGTCCGTTGCTGAATTGGAATCGCGGTGAGGCTTGCGATCCATTCGCCAGACTCGTGCATCAGCATGGTGTGGACACAGACGCCGCCCTCCTGATCGTCGGGGAGCTGGACGAACGACAGTCCATGCTTTGCCAATGGTGCACGTATTGCCGCAACGATGTCGGCCAAGGTCGCGTACTTCGCCTTGAAATGACTGTTGTAGCCGCTCATCTCAGCGTTCGACATTTCAGCCTGCGCCTTGGACAAGGCCTCGGCGAGTTTCCCAATGCTCTCGGATGTTTTCAAAGGTGCCAGTCCTGTATTGCTAAGGTGACTTCATCGCCAAACGGTAACGGTTGCAGTCCGTTCGCCCCATTCATCTGGTAGTGCCAACAGACCAAGGTGAACATCCGCTTCTCCCACGCCTTGCGCTCATGCCCCAGCGCCGGGATCGCGTCGTGCTCGGCCTTCGTCAACGGAATGATCCACCACGGTCCCACCAGCACCTTGTTGTGCCGCGCCGTGAATCCTGCGGCGTGGTGCAGCTGCACGGGTTTCTCGCCGCTCAAGATGCTGCCGAGATTCGCTACGGCGTCCTGCCAACGCTGCTGCGCGGCGGTCGGGCGGTTACCCTTGCTTTGCACGATTGACCCTCCAGTTCGGATCCGGATCCGGTATGAAGATGCCGAGCTCGGCCGCCTGTTGCTGAACGAATTCGAACAGCCCCGAGAACACCACGGTCGACGCGATGTCGCGATTCCCATCCTCGTCGGTGGTCGTGGTGCGCACCGGCCGGCGGAACGTCTTGCCCATGATCTCGACCTCGAGCCAACCGAAGTACTCGCCGCAGAAATGCGTGTGCAGGTCGTTCGGCCGCATGCCCGTCTCTTCGCTCATGATCTTGTACGCGAGGCCAAACAGCGCGGAAGACTGCTCGAGCGTGCGGCGCTTGACGTACTTCTGGATGCGCACCTCGACGCGCTTGCCTGGATGCGTCGTCAACAGTTCGCGCGTGAGCCGGCTCACCATCTCGGCACGCTCGGACTCGGGCAGGATGTAGGTCTTGGCTGCGGTCACTTCTCCACCACAAAGTAGTCGTCGCGATCTAGTTCGTAGTCGTCAATCAGATTCTCGATGGCGCGCTCTTTCGTCGGCCCGTCGCAGGTGATCAGGTTTTCTTCCTCACCATCGACCCACGCATGCCAGTCGCACGAACGGTTCGGGATCGGCGGCGGGTCGAATTGCACGTAGATGGTTTTCACTTCCTTCTCCCCATCGGTCGCACCAGCTTGCGCCCGTTGTCTTGTCGCACCCACGTTCCGTCTGGTTGCAGACGAGCGGTTACCC